AGCACGCCTCCAGCCAGGTTGACCCCGCCAGCTATGGTTGCAAACTGGCACGCAAATTGCCGGCGCGCCTGGAGGCAACTGCCGAAGTTAGGATGAACAGAGCTGCCAAATATCTCTGGGTGCCGTTGCTGATGCTGGCGATGTCGCCCGCTGTCATATCGACTGGCCGGCCCGGTTGCAGCCGATGCGTTGCGGGCCGCTGGTCGATGCGGTCCCGCCGGATTGGAAGCTATGGCTCGGCGGCGGTCACAGCCCATTGGCCGGCGAGATCCTCGGCGATGTCGCGGCGGACTGGCACCACCACCGGCCGCTCTACCTCGTCGTCGGCATGATGCAAACCAAAGACGCCGCCGGTTTCATAAGCCCGTTGGCCAGGCACGCGCGATCCCTCTGGGCGGTCACGATCCCGGGTGAGAAGAATGCGCTTCCCGCGGAGGCGATTGCCGGCGCCTCCGCCTTGGTCGGGCTCGCAGGAAAGACGGCGGATTCGGTTCTCGCTGCCATTCGCGAGCTTCCCGTGCACGAGGGCAAAGGGCGCGTCCTGATCTGCAGCTCGCTTATTTGGCGGGGAGAGTGCTCGCCGACAACAGTAGAGAAAGGGGAGGTTCGCAATGATCTACAGCACCGATCGGATCCTGACGGCTCATGCGGGGTCCCTCCCGCGCCCTGACGACGTGCGCGACATGGTGCTGGCAAAGGCACGCGGCGAGCCTTGTGACCGGGCGGCCCTCGACGCGCGCTTACGCTCGGCAGTGGCGGAAATTGTGAAGCGCCAGGTCGCCTGCGGTCTCGATGTCGTAAATGACGGCGAATTGTCGAAGCCGAATTTTACCGATTACGTTTCTGCGCGGATCGCCGGCTGCGAAAATCGCCCTGGCACCGGGTTCCGGCGGCTCAGCATGACCGCACGAGACGAAACGAAATTCCCCGAATATTTCGCGTCGCATCCGCGGCCGCGCTACTCCGGCGGCCAGACGATGCCGGTTTGCGTCGACAAGCTGCGCTATGTCGGCCAGGACGAACTCGCGCGCGACCTCGATAACTTCAAGGCGGCTCTTACCGGGGTGACGGTGGCGGAGGCATTTCTGCCGGCGAACACACCGGGCACGATCGAGCACTGGATGGGGAACGAGTATTACGAGAGCGACGAGGCGTTTCTGTTCGGGATCGCCGAAGCAATGCGCGAGGAATACAACGCGATCGTCGATGCGGGTTTTCTCTTGCAGATCGACGATCCCGACCTGCCGGACGGCTGGGCCTGCCTGCCCCAAATCACGCTGCCCGAGTATCGCAATTACGCCGCGCTGCGGATCGACGCATTGAACGATGCGCTGCGGGACATTCCGAAAGAGAAGGTCAGATTGCATGTGTGCTGGGGGAGTTTTCACGGTCCGCACCATGACGATATAGGCCTCAAGGACATCGTCGATCTGATCTTCCGGGTGCGCGCGGGGAGCTATTCGATCGAGGCGTCGAACCCGTGCCACGAGCACGAGTGGCGGGTCTTTGAGGAAGTGAAGCTTCCGGAAAGCGCGACACTCGTCCCTGGGGTAGTCGGCCATTGCACCGACTTCATCGAGCATCCCGATCTCGTCGCCGAGCGCCTGGTGCGCTACGCCAGGCTGGTCGGCCGCGAGAATGTCTTGGCCGGCACCGATTGCGGGCTCGGCACGCGGGTCGGCCATCCGTCGATCTGCTGGGCGAAGTTTGAGGCAATGGCCGAGGGAGCGCGGCGCGCGACGAAGATCCTGTGGAGCCACACCTAGCGGCGACAGGCCGGAGGGAGCGCCTCTGCGGTGTTGACCTGAAAGAGGCAACACATGGAGGCGCGATATGCGCGGTACATGGATTTTTGCGGCGACATTGGCCGCACTCGGCGCGTCCGCCATCGCAGCAGAGCGGCCCGCCGCGCAATCGAGACAGCCGGCCGAGCCGCCGGCCGGCGGCAGCACGAGCTCCGAGCTGAGCCGCTCGGGCGGCGTCATCAAGCCGCCTGCCGATGTCGATCCGCAAATGAAGCAGACGCCCCCCGCATCGGGCGACAAAATGCCGGTAATCCCGCCTCCTGGAACCCCGGGCGGCAATCCGTCGGTGAAACCGAAATAGCATCTCGGCCTCGTCAAGATCGGAATAGACCTCAGGTCCGAGCGCTTTAGCAAAACCCTGCGCGCGGCGCGCGAGCCGTGGAACATCGCTTTGTCAAGGAGCTGTTCAGTGGAGCCGAAGAGGGTGGGCGTTGAAACGCCGCGCCATCAGCAGTTTGATCAGCTGCACATCGAGTCTTGCTGTCGCAAATCGGCGCCATCGATCCGCATCGTGATCTCCCGCGCGGAGCGACGCCGCCGGATCGGGACAGACAGGATCTGGAATTACACGTCCGGCACGCTCGGTGCAGCTGCGAGATCAAGTCGTGCGCCGAACCGCGCCGGCCGGTAATGGATGCCATCCGCACTCTAAAATTACCGACATCACCAACCCCAAAGCGGCCGGCGCGAGGACGTGGGCTCCCCGCTGGGGAACCGATGGTTTGCACGACTCGCGCTGGAGGGAGGTGGATTCGAACCGTCGGTCCCGCCTTCGCCGGACGGCAGTTGGGTTTGCTCGTCCGGGACTCGATCCGACGTAGCAAGCATTAGGGGTTCACAGCTTCTCGGCGGGAGTAGCTGGGACCGGACCTTGCTTCATTCTGTCCTGTTCGGCCTGCCATTCGACCGAGCCGCGGGCCCATTCCTTTTTCGGCGGCTGCGGCTCAGGTTGTTGCTTGAGCTCTTCCGTTCGCTGGCGCGTCGCTTCGAACATGCCCCAGCTCTTCATTCGCGGGTTTAGCATTTCCAAGGCTCCACTGCAGGCGTCGACCTCGTCGTCATGGGCGAGCTCGGGGAAGCCTTCGAGAACCCGGAATAGCTCCTCGTTCCACGCGCCGCGCCGGATCTTTACATGGCCGACGCGGCACAGCGAGCTGAACGGCCCAAAGCGCGTCAGCTTGTCGCCACTCTCGCAGGTCGGGGTCACGGTGAAGCTGCTGAGCACGCACACCAGGTGATGTGCCTGGCTCTTGCCGGCCTGCCCCGGATCCTGGCCAAACCCGATGCGGACCTGTTTGCCGTCCTGCGCGGCGGTGTCGAGGAGCAGTCGTTCGGTGTCGCCGGGATTGGCGCGCGCCCGCACCATGTCGAGTAGCCAGAAGCCGCCATTTCTGTCGGCGCCAAGCTCTATGCCGACCGTCCAATCCGGGTCGTTGAGCTCGGTTTTTTCGGTGGCCGCGAGATCCCAATAGCGCACGACATCGAGCTCGGCCGGGATCTCGTCGACGATGGTGCACCACTCGCGCCTGAAATAGAGCCCGGCGGCGGGCCGGATCTTCCAATTGCCGCCCAACAGCCGCTCGCGCTCGAGCAGCGGCAATGACAGCAAGTAATTGACATATTCGGGGTTGACCTGCAGCAGCGCCGGGTTGTCGAACACCGTCGCCGGAATAAAGGTGACGCTGATCGGCCGCGGCGGGTCAATGCCGGGCCGCAGATCCTCGGGTTTTGGCAGGTGTTCCACCAGCTCGTCAGGCTGATCGGCCCAAAGGGTCTTTTCGGCGACGCGGACGTAATAGCGCAGCACGCCGGCCCGCTCGGGGATCGGCAGCCCGCTCTCCGGGTCGATCCACCACGCGAGGAAATCGGCGACCCAGCTGTCGGCGTCCGGGTTGCAGGTGGCGCGAATGTAAGGCTTGACGCCACAGGTCGAGCGGTTGCGGCTGACCATGTAGAAGAATTGATGGGCGGTGAAATGGGTCAGCTCGTCAAAACAGATCAGCGCGATCTGCGCGCCTTGCCAGTCATAGACCGTGCTGTCGAACTGCAGGTGCGCAAACTTGATCTTGCCGCCGCGCCGCCAGCGCCACTCGCGCATTCCCGTGTGCGGGGTTCCGCCGAGCCGGGGATAAAACTTTTGGCTCTCATCCCACAAGCCGCCGGGATTGGTGATCTGCGGTGTCGAGCGCCGGAAGAACACCGCGGTGAAGTTCACGACCCGGGTGGCGTGACGCAGCGGCTCGAGGATCAATCCAACCGTCTTTCCGCCGCCTGCCGCGCCGCCATAGATGCAGATGTCGGCAGGGCTGCGGAGAAAGTCGGTCTGCGGTCCGGGCTGCGCAGAGATCGTCTCCGCCAGCGTGGCGTTGCGCGGGGCGCGCCCGGGTCGCCCGAACGTACCGGCGCGCATGCGTTCTGTTCCAATCATGTCCTGAGTTCCGCAGCCGGCAGCGGTGGTCTTTTGGCGAAGTATTTCTCTTGCGCATCGCGCAGCACCTGCGTCAGCTCGGGATCGCGGCTGTTGTCGGGCAAGACCAGAACCACCTCTGAGGTCGCCTGGGTATCCGGATCCGATAGTGGGTCGCCCCGCGCCGGTCCTTCCCGCCACTGCGCTCGCGTCTTCAGCCAGAAGATGATCGCCGAGATGTTGCCCGCCTTGGCGGCGGCGAACAAATACCCGCAGACCGTCGCATTGGCCTCGGCGACGCCGCGATCGAGCTCATCACGAAAGCGCTTGCGCAACGTCTTTGGCGCGCAGCCGATGATCTTGGCGATGTCGTCCTGCCGGACACCAACTCCCGCCAGGTAGCGCACCCGCTCGTGCATCGCATCGTTCACGACAAAAGGTTGTCTAGCCATGGGCGCGATCCGATTGATCCTGCCCCTCTCCGGCGGCGCGTTCATCAAAGGACTGACCGGACGCTTGATGGATCGCGGCGCGTCCGGTGAAGAGCTGCCAGCGCCGCACAATCACGTCAACATAGGCAGGGTTGAGCTCGAGACCGTAGCAGGTGCGGGCGCTCATCTCGGTAGCAATCAGAGTGGTTCCGGAGCCGAGAAACGGGTCATAGACCAGCTGGCCGGGCCGGCTGTTGTTGGCGATCGGCCGGCGCATGCATTCGACCGGCTTTTGCGTGCCG